TTGCCGGAAGCGGTCCGATAACGGTATGGATCAATTCACCGGGCGGCGACTGCATAGCGGCAAGTCAGATTTATACCATGCTGATGGATTACAAAGGAGATGTGACGGTCAAGATCGATGGGGTTGCTGCTTCGGCGGCGAGTGTTATCGCAATGGCCGGAACAACGGTGTTAATGGCACCGACAGCCCTGATGATGATCCATAATCCTGCAACCATCGCAATGGGCGACCATGAGGATATGCAGAAAGCAATCGAGATGTTGGATGAGGTCAAGGAAAGCATTATCAATGCCTACGAGATAAAAACCAGTCTTTCGAGGGCGAAGCTGTCACATCTTATGGATGCCGAGACCTGGATGAATGCGAATAAGGCTGTGGAGCTTGGATTTGCGGACGGTGTTCTGGAAGATGAGAAGACCGTGACAGAGATTCCGGCGTATGCATTTTCCAGAAAGACGGTACAGGCGGCGTTGATGAATAAAATCAGCGCAAAGGTTGAGTCCGGTAAACAGGCTGACATGAAGCCCGTGGATATTGTACCGGAAAAGGCTGAGCCGCAGGAAGAAAAAACGGCAGAGCCTGAAGTAACCGAGGAACCGGCGGGAAGATCGGTGGATGAGCTGAAAGCCCGCCTTGAAACTATCAAAAATTTCATTTAATGGAGGAAAAGATCATGACTATTGTAGAAATGAGAGCAAAGAGAGCAACGCTGTGGAATACCATGGAAGGATTCCTTGATACCCACAGGAACGACAAGGGCGTGCTTTCCGCTGAGGATGATGCAACCTATGCAAGCATGGAAAAGGATCTGAACGATCTTTCCAATGAGATCAGACGCATGGAGCGCAGGGATGTAATGGAGGCTGAGCTTAACCAGCCTGTGAACAAGCCTATCACCGCAGCACCTGAGAAGCCTGAAAATGCGGCAGATATGAAGCAGGGCAGAGCTTCCAACGCTTACAAGGAAGATTTCGGCAGACATCTTCGCGGTAAGGCACCGATTCACAATGTGCTTTCCGAGAGTTCTGACCAGGATGGCGGATTCCTTGTGCCTGAAGAATTCGAGAAATTTATTGTAGATGGATTAAAGGAGCAGAATGTGATTCGTTCCATCGCCAAGGTCATCACGACTCACCACGAGCGGAAGATTCCTATTGCTGTAGGACATTCTGTAGCGAACTGGACGCCGGAGAACGGAGAGTTTACCGAGAGCAATCCCACCTTTGGCCAGAAGCAGATCGATGCTCACAAGCTTACGGATCTGATTCGTATCAGTATGGAGCTTCTTCAGGATGCGGCATTCCCGCTTGAAGAGTACATCGCTAATGAGTTTGCCAGAGCATTCGGTGTGGCAGAGGAAGAGGCGTTCTGCGTGGGTACCGGGGTTGGTCAGCCTACAGGAATCTTTACCGCAAATGGCGGACAGGTGGGAGTTACTGCTGCTGCGGCAAACGCCGTTACTGCGGATGAGCTGATCAATCTTGTTTATGCATTGAAGGCTCCTTATCGTAGAAATGCAAAGTTCCTTATGAACGATGCTACCATTTCCTATATCAGGAAGCTTAAGGATGGTAATGGCGTATACCTTTGGCAGCCTTCGCTTCAGGCGGGTGAGCCCGATAAGCTCCTGGGATATGACCTTTACACGACTCCTTATGCGCCTAACATGGCTGCTGGGGCATATACCGTGGCTTTCGGTGATTTCATGAATTACTGGATCGGCGATCGTGCAGGACGTACCGTGCAGAGGCTCAATGAGCTCTATGCAACCAATGGTCAGATCGGCTATGTGGCAACGGAGCGCGTGGACGGCAAGGTGATTCTTCCTGAAGGCATCCAGCTTCTTCAGCAGAAGGCGTGAGGATAAGAGAAAACGGGCTGCCGTATCTGGTGATATGGCAGCCCTGATTATGGAGGTGCGAGATGAGCGAATATAACGCAAAGAATTATACGGAGCAGGGCGGCGATGTTACTCATATCGGCGGCGTGCTTCAGTTTGAAAACGGCGGGAAGATCAAAGGTGGACTCATGCCGAATCAGGAACAGGAAACTCCGGGAAGTGATACTGTCGGGAAGGTCAGAGCCAGTCTTAACGGAGTGATTGCAAAGCTTAAGAATGCCGGTCTTATGGTCGGTGATGCTTTTACCATGACGGTAAATCATTCCGTGAATGATACAGTTCCGGGTCATGCGGATCGTCAGTATAACACCGATAAGATTTCCGATGTGAGCTATGCGGATGGAGTGATCACAATTACGCTTTCCGCAAAGGTCAAGGATCTGAAGGATTTTGACGGCGGTAATGGATGGGGTGTTCACAAGTGGCTTGGTATCGGTGTTTCGGCGGGGCTTTCCCCCATTACGGCACTGACCTTTAACGGACAGGAGCTTACGGAAGAAGATATTGCCGAGGCAACAAGCGTGGGGCTTTCCGAAGGATATTTCGTTTTATGGGTGAAAGCGGAGAGAATCATTGCCGGTGCATCCAACACATTTACCCTTTGGGCTTATGCATACGATGAGAAGGAGTTCAAGCTTGTGATCGTAGAGCCTGCGGATGAATAAGAAATGTAGGCGGCGGAGAGATCTGCCGCCTTTATTGTGAGGTGATTTCAGATGATCGTGACTGTGGAAGAGATGAAGAATTATCTGAGGATCGATTTCGAGGATGATGATTCATTGCTGGAAAATTTCATAACAGCTGGTGTGAAGCAGTGCATGGATATCCTGCGGACGGATGATGAGAATGATCTGGCTGACTGTCCGAACGGGAAGATTGCCGTGATGTTCACGGTGGCATATCTGTATGAACATCGGGAAGAAGCCGATCATCATGCGATGGATCTGACGCTGAGAGCACTCTTGTTCGGAAGCCGGAAGGAGGGATTCTGATGGATGTTGCGGCATTAAGGTCAAAGGTGACATTCCAGAAGAATGAGACTGTGACTGACAAGTACGGGAATCATAAGAATGCCTGGACGGATTATTATACCTGCTTCGCGACAATCGGCGGCGAGGGGCTGGCAAGTTCAAAGGAAGAGCAGGTTGCCGGTACTACGGTTGAAGATTTTTCGATGACCGTAACGGTCCGCTATTGTGCGAAGACGGCGGTGATTACTTCCACGGGATACAGGATTGTGTTTAATGGCGAGTTTTACAACATCGAGAATATTGATCATCTGAATTACAGGAAAAGGGCACTGAAGTTTATGTGCAGGGAGGAGCGGCGCTGATGTCTCAGACTATTAAGATCGATCAGCTTGCGGATACCGTGATGAAGGGTTTGCAGGATTACGCGAAGCTTGCAGCGGATGACCTGAAGACGGATGTTCAGAAAGCCGGGCAGACTGTCAAAAAGCAGATTGAAAGCACGGCTCCTAAAAAGACCGGCAAGTATTCAAAAAGCTGGACGGTGAAGAAAACCAAAGAAACCTCGGATTCCATCCAGGTTGTGGTTCACTCGAAGAACCGTTATCAGCTGACGCACTTGCTGGAGTTTGGTCATGCGAAAAGGGGAGGCGGAAGGACAAGAGCCTTTCCCCATATCGCGCCGGCAGAGCAGGCAGGCATCGAGCAGCTGACAAGGGATATCGAGCGTGACCTGCGGAAAGGTGGTTGATATGACGCATGAAGAGGTAATGCAGATGCTTGAAGGATTGAAGATCCCTTACGCTTATGACCATTTTGCGGAAGGGGAAGCACCTGATCCTCCGTTCATCTGTTTTTTGTTTCCGGGTTCGGAGAACTTTGCCGCAGACAATGTGGTCTATATGGAGTTTTCCAACCTGAGCATTGAGCTTTATACCGATGAGAAGAATCCGGAGCTGGAGACCCAGGTTGAAGCGGTGCTTAATTCCAATGAGCTGTTCTGGAATAAATCGGAGGTATGGATTGAGTCGGAAAAATTATATGAAGTGCTGTACCAGATGACGGTATAGCGGAAAGAGAGGTTAATCATGTCGAGTACGAGTAACAAGGTAAAGTTCGGCCTTAAGAACTGCCATTATGCGAAGGCTACCCTTGATCCGGATACCAATACCGTGACATTTGGTACGCCTGTAGCAATTCCGGGAGCGGTGAACCTGTCGCTGGATCCGGAGGGTGATACGGAGCCGTTTTATGCGGATGACATGGTGTATTACACCACGGTCGCAAACAACGGATACTCCGGGGATTTGGAGATTGCGCTGATCCCTGATCATTTCAGGAAAGAAATCCTGAAGGAAACAGAGGATGCGAACGGCGTGCTGGTTGAGGATTCCACGGTGGAGCCGGAGCATTTTGCCCTGCTTTTTGAGTTTTCCGGGGATAAGAAAAAGATCAGGCACTGTATGTATTACTGCACGGCTGCAAGGCCTACGATCGAAGGCAAGACCAATGAGGATTCCAAGGAAGTCCAGACGGAGAAGCTGGAGCTTACGGCAACGCCACTTCCGAGCGGCATTGTAAAGGTAAAGACCGGGGCAAATACATCCGATGCGGTTTACAACGGCTGGTATTCAGCGGTTTATCAGACGGAGAACGCCCAGGTATCGGCGGTGCTGACCGGGATTACGATCGGTAGCCTTCAGCTTACGCCTGCGTTTGATGCGGGGAATACCTCTTATGTGGCTGAGACCGTGAATGATGAGGATGCGGTATCTGCCACGGCGGCAAGCGGAACAACGGTAACGATTCTGGTAAACGGATCGGCTCATACCAGCGGCAGCAATGCGACATGGGAGAGCGGAACCAATACCGTTACGGTGATCGCGAGCAAG